TATGAATATGGTAAGATATATCCACATGATGCAAAAGATGCTGGCGACATGACCGAAGAGGAAATTAAAGCCTGTATTAAAAACGCAGTTTCCAATATTGAATATCAATCTTGGACCCATGAAAAACAATAAACAGATGGATATATACCATCAAATACAAAGGAGAAAAATATGGGAATAGTAAAAGGTCTCAAGGGACTAAATAAGGTTATGGATGCACCTCAGCATTCAAGTGGTGACGGAGTTAAAGCACGTTGGGCAAAGCTTGAAGATGCAGAAAGCGTTAAGGTTCGTTTTCTTCAAGAGCTTGATCCAGATTCACCTACATATAATGAAAAAGCTGGACTGGGATTTATCGCAGTTGAGCACACAAATCCAAAAGATTATCGACGCAAAGCACTTTGCACAATGGAAGATCAAGGCAAGTGCTACGGATGCGAACAACATCGCAAAGATTACAAGGCTGGCTGGAAAGGCCGTTCAAGACTATACATCAATGTTCTTATTGATGATGGTAAAGAAGATCCTTATGTTGCAATTCTTTCACAAGGCTCAAGCGGTAAAACAATTACGCCTACGCTAATTGAATATGCTGGCGAAATGGGCTCTATTACAAACCTTATGTGGCGTATCAAGCGCTCAGGTACAAAGACAGACACCAGTTATACAATCATTCCTCTAGCAAAAGATGAGACACCTTTCGACTCATCATCACTCGAGCTATATGATTTAGAAACTACTGCAGTTCGTGACCTCCCATACACAGATCAAGATTCATTCTTTGCTGGTGAGGCTGGACCACACGCAGAAGAGTCAAGCTCAGACGACTCAAGCGTTATCTGGTAAAACAAAGTAAATGTTGGGGCAGTCTATTGACTGCCCCTTCATTATTTAGTAGAATGACAGTATGATTACCTACGATATACCAGACCCATTTGAAACATTTGTTGCAAATAAGTATAGGAATTATGTAGGAGCTATGTATGATTTCTTTGCTAAAGAATGGCATATGAAATGCGGATGTTGCAAAGAAGATTTATATGCACCAACAAAAAAGATATTAACTAAAATTAGGTTGTATCACACTAGAAATGAATGCACAGGCGGATATTAATGAGTTTTACACACCTACATGTTCACTCCTATTATTCATTAATGGATGGGCTAAATTCACCTAAAGAATTGTGTCAAGCAGCTCTAGATGCTGGGCAGACTGCGATTGCAATCACAGACCATGGTACTCTCTCATCACACAGAGATATGCAGATTGCCGCAAAAGAAACTGGCATTAAGCCAATTCTTGGTGTTGAGGCGTACATTTCTCCAACAGATAGGTTTGATAGATCATCTAAAACAGATAAGTCTATTCAAGCTTATAACCATATTATTTTACTAGCGAAAAATAAAAAGGGGTTGGAGAATATCAATATTCTACAAGAGCTTGCTTGGAACGAAGGCTTTTATCATAAGCCACGTATTGACAGAGAGGTTTTAAATGATTATAGCGAAGGTATTATCGTTCTCAGCGGATGTCTTAATGGACTCATTAGTAAGGCTATCGATAAAGGTAACATGGAGGAAGCAGAACTTCTTCTCAAAGGCTTTAAACAAACTTTCGGACAAGATTTTTACGTGGAAGTGCAATCACATAACCCTATGGAGATCAACTCCGCCCTTCTAGAATTAGCAGATAAACTTAAAATTAAAGCGGTGGCAACAGGAGATGCTCACTTTGCTAAAGAAGAAGATAGAATATTAGAAGAAGCATTATTAATCCTATCAACATCTCCAAAGGTTGATAAAGATACAGATTTTGAAATGTCTAGAAACATGAAAGATATGTTAGATAGATTTAATTATCTTTACCCAGACCGCAGAATATCATTTCAAGATATGAATCTATTTATACAATCACGTTCAGAGATTGAAGCTGACTTTAATAAAGCTGGGATTAATCGAACAGACATCTATGAAAACACTATGGAGATTGCAGACAAGATAGGCGACTATGACTTCTATCAGGGTCTAGACCTCCTGCCAGTCCCAAAGACTGATGCTGATGAAAGACTAAGGGAGTTGGCTGAAAAGGGCTTAGAGAGGCTTCAGAAGGCTTCAGACCCTATTTATATGGAGAGGCTTGACGAAGAGCTTGGTATTATTGCTAAGAAAAATTTTGCATCATATTTCCTTGTTGTTGGAGATATGATTAATTGGGCTAAAGAGAACAATATTATGGTTGGTCCAGGCCGTGGTTCTGCTGCTGGATCTTTAGTTTGTTATACATTAGGCATTACAGATGTTGATCCAATTAAATATGATTTATTGTTTTTTAGATTTATTAATGAGGAGCGAAATGACTTCCCAGACATTGATACAGACTTTGAAGACAGAAGAAGAAAAGAAGTTAAAGATTATTTAAAGAAAAAGTTTAAGCATGTTGCTTCCATTTCTACATACACTTATTTTAAAGACAAGGGAGTGGTTCGAGATGCTGCTCGTGTCTTTATGGTTCCACTTCAAGAAGTTAACCGTGCATTAAAGTCTGTAGATACATTTGAAGATTTTATCGATTCTCCAAATACAAAAGAGTTTAGACTTAGGTACCCAGAAGTTGTTTGGCTTGCTGACAGACTACGTGGCAGAATTAGATCAGTTGGAGTGCATGCTGCTGGAGTTGTTGTGGCCAAAGATGATTTACGTAAGTTTGCCCCAGTAGAATCTCGTGAAGACTCCCAGGATAAGGTGTCAGGTAGAATTCCAGTCGTCGCATACGATATGGATACGGTTGCAGATATAGGTCTTATTAAGCTAGATGCGCTAGGTCTTAAGACTTTATCTGTGATTTCCGACACACTTCAATCAATCAAAGAAAGGCATGGGAAGACAATTAATCTTTCCGAAATGCCACTTGATGATAAAGATGTTTATAAAATGCTTAATGACGGATACACAAAAGGCGTCTTCCAGGCAGAAGCAACCCCATACACAAATCTTTTAATCAAGATGGGGGTAGACAAGTTTGAAGATTTAGCTGCTTCAAATGCTCTCGTTAGACCAGGAGCAATGAATACCGTTGGCGCTGCGTACATTAATCGTAAAAATGGCAACGAGGCAGTTGATTATATGCACACAATTATGAAACCTTTTACCGAGAACACATATGGTGTTATTATATATCAAGAACAAGTTATGCAGGCATGTGTACACCTAGGTGGCATGACATGGGCAGAAGCTGACAAGGTACGTAAGATTATTGGAAAGAAGAAAGATGCAAAAGAATTCGACCAGTTCAAGGATAAGTTTGTTACTGGGGCTTCAGAACACATTACTAAGAAAAAAGCAGAAGCCCTATGGCATGACTTTGAAGCTCATGCAGGTTATTCTTTTAATCGTTCCCATGCTGTTGCTTACTCTATGCTTTCTTATTATACTGCTTGGCTCAAAACTTATTATCCTTTGGAATTTATGTTCTCGGTTCTTAAAAACGAAAATGATAAAGATGCAAGAACAGAATATTTAATTGAGGCAAAGAGACTAGGGCTAAAAGTACTGCTTCCTCATATTAATGAATCAGATGTTTATTTTTCTTTACAGGAAAATTCTATAAGATTTGGTTTGGCTGAAGTAAAGTTTATTTCAGACAGTATTGCAAATAAAATAATAGAAAGAAGACCTTATAATGATTACAGCGACTTCATTGATAAGGCATCGAAAAAAGGTTCTGGCATTAATAGCCGTGCTATTGCTGCTCTTAACTCCATCGGCGGTGCTGCGTTTAATGATAACAAAAGGCAAGGAAATGAAAAAGACAACTACTACGAATACCTAGGCATTCCAACATTTAATCTTGAAGGCATTCCTCCAAGGATTAAGGCTCAAGCAAAACCAATTGAAGATTTTGACGATCTTGGTTCGTTTGTTATGTTTGGTATGGTTAAGTCTATTAAACGTGGAAATGGCTGGGCAAGAGTAGAGCTTGTAGATGAGACTGGATCTGTTGGTCTTTTTCATACAGAACAAACACAAATTGAAACAGGGCAGATGTATTTTATTTTGGTGGGAGATAACAGAATATCAAGATACATCAAGGTCTCAGACATAAACCCAGAGTCAAATGATTTATTTGTAGACTACCTATATAGAAAGAAATATGACCTTGAAGAAGACGAGTATATTGTGGTAAACTTTACACCTTATACAACTAAGGCTGGCAAACAAATGAGCCACATAGTACTTTCAGATAAAGATAAAAACCTAACTAGGGCCATCGCATTCCCAGCAATGTATAAAATGACATTAGCAAAAATGCGTGAAGGAATGAAGTGCAAGGTTACGTTAGCTAAACTAGATGACGGAACATTAAATATAAAGGAGATAGCATGACAGAAGAAAACATCCAAGTTTCAACTGCAGAAGAGGTTTTTGGAGCATTAAGTGTACCAAAGATTTTAATTGCAGCCTTGCAAACATTAGGAACAATTGTAGTGCCAACGGATGCATTTTTAAGTGCAGCCACCGAAGACCAAGAACTAAAGGTTGATTACAATTCAGATGATCAGACATTTACATTTACACTAAAGGAACAAGATGGATCAGGGAATAACAACAACGAGCTCATTACAGACTTCGAGTAATAGTCAAGAGCTTGTTACGGATTATGGGCTAGATGTACTTGCTGCACTTCTACATGAAACAGCAATTGAAAAAGGTTTCTGGAGTAGTCCAAAAAACTTTGATGTATTTGGAAACAAGATCGCCCTCATTCATTCAGAAGTAACAGAAGTTTTAGAAGCAATAAGAAAAAATAAAGGCTCTGAGCAAATTGTAGAAGAAATGGTTGATATTTTAATTAGAACTCTTGATCTATATGCTTCAATGAGAAATGCTGGTTTTGTAGAACATAGCCTTGATGAAATTCTATTTAACAAAATGGAAAAAAATAAGGTTCGCCCAAAGCTTCACGGCAATTTATTTTAATGATATAATTGTATAAAAGAGAGAGAATAAATGACTATAGCGATTGATGAAATCCTAGCAGGATTAGATCCGAAAACAAGAGCAAGAGTAAAAGCAGCACAAGATGTAAAAGTAGAAAAGCAAAAGACACCCAGCATTGGATTAAACATGGCATTAAAGGGTGGGCTTGGATACGGAAGACAGGTTCTTGTTTGGGGAAATAAATCTGCAGGAAAGTCTTCATTCTGTTTACAGATGATTGCTCTTGCACAAAAAGAAGGAAAAACTTGTGCTTGGATTGATGCAGAGGCATCCTACGATCAATCTTGGGCAGAGATGCTTGGAGTAGATTCTTCTTCCCTTATCTATTCCCCAGCAAAAACTGTAAACGATATGGTTGATGTTGCTACAAAGCTAATGGATGCTGGAGTAGACATAATTGTTGTCGATTCGATATCAGCATTGCTGCCAGCCATTTATTTTGAAAAAGATGGAAATGAAATGAAAGATTTGCAAGACACTAAGCAAATCGGCGCTGAAGCAAAGGATATGACCCACGCAGTCAAAATGTTAAACTATGCAAACAAAAACACACTATTGGTACTCATCTCACAGCAAAGAAATCAATTTGGATCTATGCATGCCTCCCACATACCGACAGGAGGAATGGCAGTCAAGTTCTTTTCTTCCACCGTCATTAAGCTTTGGTCTTCTGAAGCTGAAGCTAATGCTATCAAAGCAGGCATTAAAGTTGGTGACAAAATTATTGAACAAAGAGTTGGCAGACCTGTCAATTGGATTATTGATTACAACAAGCTCGGCCCCCCTAACCTATCTGGACAATACGACTTCTACTACCAAGGAGAATCACTTGGAGTAGATTTAGTTGGCGAAACATTAGACGTGGCGGAAATGGTTGGAGCGGTAGAAAAAGGTGGAGCCTGGTACACAGTTGATGGACAACGTTTACAAGGACGTGCAAAAGCAGTCTCATACCTAAGAGAGAACCCAAAAGTAGTAGAAAAACTAATTGAGGAAATCAATGCCAAAAATTAATGAATTCTTTAATAAGGAAGAGCCTAAGCAAATCAATTCTACATTTGAAGAGCTTACTGGTATTAGGCCATGCTCAAGTTGTGAGTTAGATGTAGATGGTGGGTGGTGGGATCCCGAAAATTTAATTATGAAGTGGACATGTTCTAATGGGCATGAAACAACACATAGGGTTGGATAATGTCAGAGAGAGCAGAAGTAAAAAGAGATGGAGCTAAAGCCCAGAAGAATTCAGGAAGAGGCGACTATCAAAAGGGTGACGCACAATGGAAAAAGTTTCTTGTGGATTACAAAGAAGCAGGAAAATCTTTTACATTAAACAAAGATAACTGGGCTAAGATCTGTACGGATACTTTTAAAGTAAACAGAGACATGCACCCAGCACTAAAAATTATTATAGGAGCAGAGTCTAAAGTTAGACTAGGTATTATAGAGTGGTCAATTCTTGAAGAGTTGATCCAGTTTTATGAGGAGAATCATGATTAGAGAAGTATTCCTAACAACACTTACTGGCATGGGTGTGGGTGCAGTATTCAGCATATTTAAACTACCAGTACCAGCCCCACCAGTATTTGCTGGCCTAATGGGTATTTTTGGTTTGTGGATGGGCTACGGATTAGTTCAAAGGATGTTGTCATGACAATGTTTTTTATGGGATTGCTAGTTGGTCTTGTGGTTGGTTACGGCCTAGGATTATTTATAGACAAGTGGGACAAGAGGATTAAAAATGGCAGAGGATAGAAACACACTTCAGTTAATTAGTGATATAACAGAGTTTAATGATCTTCATGAGTACATGCAGGATGAGCATTTAGACAAGGCTTTATCAATTGTTGTAAAGCTTTTGATGAACCCAGATGTTCCATCTGCTAAAGCCCCCATGCTTATTATGGAGCTTCAAGCAATGTCTACTAAGTTTGCCGTAATGTCTTCTGTGTATTCAACTATTGCTAAAGATAAAGCGGGAACTGTAAATAATAATAAAAAGAACGTTTACTATTCAGTAAAGGAGTCCATAGACAAACTTGTAGATGCACTTAAGTATGTCGTTAGGTATAATTCATGAATTGGTTACAGGCTTTAATTATATTTGGTCCCGTTGTTTTTTTATTAGCGGCTTTTTGGAAGGATATTAAATAATGGGTAGAGACATAGTAAAAAATCTTAAGTTTAAAAAACATACAGGTAAATTTTTTGACCCTGAACTTTTTGCTCAGCTATTAGATGATGCATATAAAAATACAAAACGTGCAGATGGGTCTATGACAAAGAAATCATTTAGCCCTAGCTCACTAGGTTACGGTCATGGAAAGTGCCCTAGGTATTGGTATATGGCATTTTCGGGAGCAGTTTTTATTGATGACAACGATGCGGTTGCAGTTGCTAATATGGCACAGGGAACACAGGCTCACGAAAGACTACAGAAGCTTATTGCTACTATGCCAGAGTGGAGAGCGGAAGAAGAAGAGATTATTAATGAGTACCCTCCAATTCGTGGCTTCATAGACTTAATAATGGAGTATGACGGTGAGACTGTTATTGGAGAAATTAAAACGGCAAAGCAAGAAGTATGGGACACAAGACAGTCAGAGATGAAATCTTCAGCAAATCACATGCTTCAGCTACTTACATACATGAAGTTAAAGAATGCCAAAGAGGGTTTCTTTTTGTATGAAAACAAGAACACGCAAGAGATACTTATTATTCCAATCTCAATGAATGATAAGAATAAGAAAATTATTGAGGATGCATTCCTATGGATGCAAGAAGTATATGATAATTTTAAAAATGGAGATCTTCCAATGCGTCCAGCAGGTGCAACTAAATCAAAGATGCCCTGCACATACTGCCCAGTCAAGAAAGAATGCTATGATAAAACTGGCCCAATTGGAACTGTTCAAATAGAGTTATATGAGGCACCAGTTCTGTGATCTGTTCAAATAAAGAGTGTTTAAAAGAATTTGATGCCAAGACTCATAATCAAAAATACTGTACCGATGAATGTTGCAGAATTGCAACAAACAAAAGAATAATGGAAAAGTACTATGAAAAAAAGGCTATTAAAAATGGTGCTACCAGATTATGTAAATCTTGTAAATCTATGCTAAGTAGATACAATGATTCTAATGTTTGTTCTAAATGTGTCAATGGCAAAAAAGATAAGACAAAAAATAGAATCAAAGAGATAATTGATGAAATTAGCTAGCTTAGTTAAAACTAAAGCATATCGTGTTTTAGGTATCGACGCTTCAACAAATTCAATTGCATTCTGTTTAATGGAAAACAATATACCATTAAAGTGGGGTAAAATTGATCTTGAGGGAATGAATATCTACGAAAAGATATACGATGCTAAGAAGAAGATGTCGACAATGCTTGATGAATTAAAGTCGGACTATATTGTTGTAGAAGGTGCCATACTTGTCAGATCACCCGATGCTGTGATAAAATTATCATATGTCTACGGGGTTGTTATTGCTGAGCTTATGTCTACTGGCGCTTCAGTCATTACTATATCCCCTAGTGCTTGGCAAGCTTATATTGGAAACAAAAATCCTACCAAAGAAGAAAAAGCAGCGATTAGATTTAAAAATCCAGGATACGCAGACTCTTGGTACAAAAACCAATTAAGGAATATGCGTAAACAAAGAACGGTAGACTACTTTAATAAAAAGTATAATCTAAGCATAACAGATTTTGATGTTGCAGATGCATTTGGCATTGCACACTATTCAAACGAGGAGCTAACAAAAAGATGAGCCCAGACTGGAACGAAAAAAGCAATCAAGAAGAATTTGTAATAGACCTTTTAGGTGGCAAAAAAAATGGACATTATGTTGAGCAAGGTGCATTTCATTCTAAGAATGGAAGCAATACGTACAGACTAGAAAATGAATTTGATTGGAAAGGCGTTTCCTTTGAGATTGTACCAGAGTTTCATGAGGAAGTTGTAGCAAATAGAAAAAACCCTTGTGTACTTGGTGATGCAACTAAATTTGATTATATTAAATATTTTGAAGAAAATAATTTTCCAGAGCAAATCGATTACTTGCAGGTAGATATTGATGGAGGATACACGGAAAAAGGATATCCTATTGGAAACCCATACCTTTCATTACATGGTCTAATTGCACTACCATTAAATAAATATAGATTTACTGTTATTACTTTTGAGCATGATGCAAATCTTGTTTTGAATAATGTAGCAATGCGTGATACACAAAGACAAATTTTAGATTCTCTTGGCTACGCCCTAGTTGTAAGAGATTATCATGAAGACTGGTGGGTTGATAGAAATGTAGTTAGCTACACAGACTACAAGCATCATTTTAGTTGGAATGCAATGTGAAGCTATACCAGAGCAGAGATTGGCTACACCGAAGGTATGTAGTACAAAAGAAAACGGTTACAGAAATAGGTAAAGAGTGCGGAGTCTCTGCTATGACTATACAGAGATATTTACAGGTATTTGGATTGTTGAGAAAAAAATGACAGGTTATCCTAATAAAAATGGCGGCTACCAAGCATGGACAGCTGATCTACAGTTAATAGCAACAGATGCTCCATCTGGCAATAGAATCATGAGCGAATGTTTAGAAATTGCAGAGATGCTTATTAAAAAGAATATATCATATGGAGACTCGGCGCTTAGCCCAATGAGGCTATTTGCACAGTCAGACTCAGTTGAGCAGCTAAAGGTTAGAATTGATGATAAGCTAAATAGAATCAAAAATTCTCAGGGGTTTGCTGGAGATAATGATATTGATGACCTTATAGGTTACTTAATCCTATTAAGGATAGCCATGTCTAAGGTTGCAATTTCAGTCAACTAGAAGTATAATAAACTATATGACTAATGAAATAGAACCAGCAGTTCATTTTGACCGCATGAATAAAGTGGTTGAAGAGTTGCTCAAAGGTAATTCCGCCACACAAATAGCAACTATTACGGGGTTTTCACGTAAAGATGTTCTAGAGTTTATTGATGAGTGGAAGGGTGTTGTGCACAATGATAGCAACATCCGTGATCGTGCCAGAGAAGCAATCTCTGGTGCTGATCAACACTACGCAATGCTTATTAAAGAAGCATGGAAGACTGTGGAAGACGCGGATACTCAAGGACAATTAAATGTAAAGGCGGGAGCATTAAAGCTCATAGCAGACATAGAGACCAAAAGAATAGCAATGCTTCAATCTGTTGGTGTTTTAGAAAATACACAGATAGCATCTCAAATTGCAGAGACAGAGCGTAAGCAAGAAGTTTTAGTTGGAATTTTAAAAGAAGTAACAGCAACTTGTCCTAAGTGCAAGATAGAAGTTGCAAAAAGGCTATCTCAAATTACTGGTATAGTCGAGTCAGTAATAATTGAGGAAGCTGATGTCGTTTGATTTCTCAGATTTAATTGACATACTAGATGGCGAAGAGTTTGAAGAAAAGCCAGTAGACCTACGCACATTTGTAAATCATCCAAACTTTTTAGGATTGCCTCCACTTTCTGAATACCAGTATACATTAATTGAAAAAAGCTCACAAATATATAAAGAGTCTACACTTAAAAAATTATTTGGAGATGAAGAAGGATCAATTAGATTTAAGCAAACTGCTAATGAAGTTGTAGCACAATTAGGAAAAGGTTCTGGAAAAGACTACTGCTCTACAATTGCAGTTGCATATATAGTATATTTACTATTATGCCTAAAAGATCCAGCGACTTATTATGGCAAACCTCCTGGAGACTCAATTGATATTATTAATATTGCGATTAACTCACAGCAGGCAAGCAATGTATTTTTTAAAGGCTTTAGAAGCCGCATAGACAAGTCCCCATGGTTTGTTGGAAAGTACTATGCAAAAGCATCTGAAATACAGTTTGACAAGGCAATAACAGTTCACTCTGGCCACTCTGAGAGAGAGGCATGGGAAGGATATAACGTTATTGTTGTAATCCTTGACGAAATCTCTGGCTTTGCAATTGAAAATACAACTGGCCACGACCAAGCAAAAACTGGCAGTGCGGTATATGATATGTACAGGGCATCAGTAGATTCTCGTTTCCCAGACTTTGGCAAAGTAATATTGCTATCCTTTCCTAGATTTAAAAATGATTATATTCAGCAAAGATATGATGCAGTGATAGGTGAAAAAGAAACGGTAATTAGAGAACACAAATTTAAGATGTACGAGGAAATACCAGATGGAACAGAGGGAAATGAATTTGAAATACAATGGGAGGAAGACCATATCATATCTTATAAGATACCTAAAGTATATGCTATTAAACGTCCGACTTGGGAGATCAACCCAGTTAGAAAAATTGACGACTTTAAAACAGCATTCTATACAAACCCCACCGATGCCCTATCCAGATTCGCCTGTATGCCACCTGATGCGGTTGATGCATTTTTCAAATCAAGAGAAAAAGTAGAAAAGGCATTTAATGTAGGCTCAATTGCAGTTGATACTTTTGGTAGACTTGAGGAATGGTTTTTGCCAGACCCAGATAAAAAATATTATATACATGTTGACCTTGCTCAAAAACATGACCATTGCGCTGTTACAATGGCACATGTTAACAAGTGGGTAAATGTAAAGGTCACAGACACCTATTCTCAGCCAGCCCCGATTGTTGAGGTTGATGCAGTTAGATACTGGACCCCTACACCAGATAAGTCGGTTGATTTTACTGAAGTTAAGGACTACATATTGTCTCTAAAAACAAGAGGATTTAACATAGCAATATGTACTTTTGATAGATGGAACTCTCACGACATGATGCAACAGCTAAAGCAGTATGGCATAAACACAGAAATTCTTTCTGTTGCTAAAAAGCATTACGACGACATGGCTATGGTTGTTGCTGAAGAAAGATTAATCGGTCCACACATATCATTGCTTATAGATGAGCTATGCCAGCTTAGAATTATGAGAGATAAAGTTGACCACCCTAGAAAAGGTTCCAAGGATCTCGCAGATGCTACATGCGGTGCCATATTTAATGCTATTAGCCGTACCAGATTTGATAACAATCAAGAAATAAATGTTCATACTTATGAATCAATGAGTTATGATAATGATTTTAAAAGAGATGAAGACGCAGAAACAAACTCATACAATATGATAAGGCCACCAAGAATGCCTGAAAATTTAAGAGACGCTATGGATAGGATGCAAATAATATGAACGAGTACCAAGAGCTCGCAAAGCAGTGTAAATGTTGTACAAAGCATGTGCCAATGCCAACTACAATGAAAATGTATGATGGAATAATTGTATGCCCGACTACATTACAAAATATAATAGAGTATAAAAAGATTTGGGAATCTTATGGACAAAGACCGATGGGTGGAATAAGAAAACATTTTTCTGAGTATGTTCAGCAGATTGTAGAGAATTCTATTGACAAAAATCAAGACGGTAGTATACAATACAACTAGGTGCCAGTAGCTTAGTTGGTTAAAGCCCCGAACTCATAATTCGGTAATCGTAGGTTCAAGTCCTACCTGGCACACACCTTTGTAGCTCAGCGGAAGAGCAACAGACTTCTAATCTGTAGGCCGCTGGTTCGAATCCAGCCAGGGGTACGTTCCTATAGCTCAGTTGGTAGAGCAGCAGACTTTTAATCTGCGGGTCGATGGTTCGAAACCATCTGGGGACACTATAGTTTTAGACAACTAAAATGGTATAATATGTATACCAAGTATTTAAAAATAAATAAAATAGGAGAATAAAATGTCAGCAGCACAAGGATCAGCAGAAAGATTAGTAGAAGTAGCATTAGCAGAAGTTGGAACTATTGAAGGTCCAAAAGACAACGAAACAAAATATGGTAAGTTTACAAAATCAAACTTTCAGCCATGGTGCGGAAGTTTTGTTATGTGGTGTGCAGATCAAGCAGGGGTAAAAGTTCCTAACACGGTATATACACCTGCGGGTGCACAGGCTTTTATTAAAGCAGGAACATGGCAGATGGCAGAAGTAGCAACACCAGAAGTTGGAGATATAGCCTATTTTGATTTCCCATCAGACGGCGTCGATAGAATTTCTCACGTAGGAATTGTTGTTGCAGTTAATACAGACGGCACAGTAGATGTTGTAGAAGGAAACACTTCTTCAGATAAAAAAGGTGATCAAAGAAATGGCGGAGAATGCTGCCTCAAGAATCGTGCTTACAAAAAGAAAAATGGATCAAAGCTTCGCAGAAGCCAAATTGTAGGAATTGTAGGTTTTGGAAGACCATCATTTGGTAAGCCAGTTGCAAAAAAAGTAGCAACACCAGTAAAGAAGTCAGCAGCAAAACCAGCAGCTAAAACTTCTAAGGGTGGCGGAAAACCAGCAGCAGCTAAGTAATAACTTGCAAAAAGAATACGTTATTGTAACTGGCGCAAGCCGTGGATCTGGAGAGGGCATATCAAAAGTCCTTTCCAGGTCTTATAACGTAATAGCAGTATCTAGAGATTTAAAAAGAATGAATGAAGTTTTTGATGAGTATAAAAATATTTTTCCGTATAAGATGGATATCACAGATTCAAAATCAATTGAAGATCTAAGCCTTTTTTTGGCAGACAAAAGTGTTCGTGCACTTGTAAATAATGCTGGCGGTGGGGGCGGTAATACAAATATAGAAAATGACTCCGCAGAAGCATGGCAATATGCATATAATTTAAATGTTATAGCTCCAATGAGTATGTCTAAAGCAATAATCCCTCATATGAAAAAAAATGGTATTGGTGATATCATAGTAATTACATCTATCGCTGGCCTATACCCATATAAAGGAGGCGGGAACTATGTGGTTGCAAAACGTGCTGAAGGAGCATTTGCAGAGACATTAAGAATGGAAGTATCAGGTCAAGGGATAAAGGTCACACAGATCATACCAGGAGCAATTGATACTAAACCAGAGTTTCCACAAGAAATAGCAACAAAGCCAGAAGATATAGGCGAAGCAGTAAGATGGATAATATCATTGCCGAGCCATGTCAATGTAGACCAGATGACAATTATGCATGCAAAAAGTGAAAGATATCAATAGGGGGAATAATGTACGAATATTATGTAAGAAAAGTAGAAAATGTAGTTGATGGTGATACCATAGACGTACTAATTGATTTAGGCTTTGATATACTTTTTGCATCTCGAGTCAGGCTTGCTGGAATAGACACACCAGAATCAAGAACAAAAGACTTAAAAGAAAAAGCACTAGGGCTTGAAGCAAAAGAGTATCTTAAGAAAAATATTAAAGATGCAAAATCTGTAATTATTAAAACAGAAAAAATGGATTCATCTGAGAAATATGGAAGAATTTTAGGATGGGTTTATATTGATGGTAATACTATATCACTAAACGAAATGATGATTAATGATGGATACGCATGGGGTTACCTTGGCGATACAAAGGTAAAAGATTTCAATGCTTTAGCAAAAGCAAGAGAAAAGGCAGGTAAAAAATGATAAACCATGAAGAATTACACGATGGAGTATATTACTACAAAAATGTTATTAAAGATCCATATGCCCTGGTAGCAGCTATTGAAGATACAGAGAATGTAGATTCAATTAAAGATATTATAGACAACTGGATTGATTGGGGTGTCGAAGCAGACAGAGGTACAGTTTATTGGTATGGAAGAAAAAAGCGAGTGCTTTTAAATAGCCTTGAGGACATAGATAAAAAAGATTTGTCCCCAGAAGATCTTGCCAGATGCAAGTATATATTTGATACAGTATTTAATGGTTTCAATGAGGTTGCAAAAGACTACAAGGAAAAAAGAAATATAGAAGATGAAATTGTAATCCTTAGTCAAATGAACGTTCATAAATACAAAGAGAATACATGGATGGGTACACACCACGACGCACAAGAAGGAGACACCAGACTTAAGTACTCTATGATTCTTTATGTAAATGATGATTATGAGGGTGGAGAAATTTCTTTTTGTATTCGTGATGGAGTACTTAGTAATCCCGATAAAGAATTCCCAGAGAACACATGGAATCATATGGTAAAAGAATTTGAAAAACCAAATGAATTTGCAGCCCAAGGCGCACTAGATGATCCCATTAATGATGGAAAAATAACTTTTTCTTTAAAGCCAGAGGCTGGAAGTATTCTTATATTTCCATCACAAGAGCCATATAGCCACACAGCTCATATTGTTAAAAGCGGTTGGAAATATTTAATTCCAGGATTTTGGATTGATCCAAATGGAATGGACGCAGCAGCTGCGCTTGCTATTGCAAAGGGATATAAAAAATAACTTGCAACTCTAGTTATACAAATGCTATAATGGATTAGTATCTGCCAAATTCTGGCTGCTTATTTAATGGAAAGATTCTCATGATTATACAAGTAATTGGTTTGCCAGGTTCTGGAAAAACTACATTTGCAAAAGAGCTAGCGGATAGAATAAACGCCGTTCATTTAAATGCAGACGCAGTCAGAGCAGAGCTAAATAAAGACCTAGGGTTTAGCCCAGAAGATAGGTTAGAGCAGGCTCGCAGAATGGGAGCGTTATCAAGGCTACTTTCTGATCAAGGTTACCATGTTGTTGTAGATTTTGTTAACCCAACAGCAGAGACAAGAGCATCTTTTGGAAACCCAGATAAAGTTGTTTGGATGAACAGAAAACCAGTCAGAGATTTTCCAGATACAACCGCAATGTGGGAGACACCAGCGAATCCAGATTTAATGTTTGATGACATGACAGAATATGATGTTGCAGCTAGGGTTGCATGTGTTGATTTTCAATTGCACGATTGGAGACAACCAACAACATTAATGCTTGGTCGCTACCAGCCATGGCATGAAGGGCATCATGCTTTATATGATGAGGCGGGTAACAGAACGGCCCAGGTAATGCTAGGTGTTAGAAATACGTATAAGACTAGCGAAAAAGATCCGCTTGATTTTAATCAGGTTAAAAAGTATATTGCTAATGATTCAGTAATGGACAAAGCAATGGTTATCAAGATGCCTAACATTACCAACATTGTATATGGTCGTGATGTGGGATATAAGATTGAACAAGTAGATTTGGGGGCAGCGATTCATGCTATTTCAGCAACTGAAAAACGTAGGGAAATGGGTCTTTAAACAATTAGAAAATGCTGGAAAGGCAATGAACGAAGCAGAAGAAAGACTTTTTTCTGAGGATAAAGATGAACGTAAGTAAACAAAGATCAGCATTAAAAGCAATTACTTGGCGTGTCATAGGAACAGCAGACACGTTTATCATATCGTGGGCTATAACCAAAGAGCCAGTTACAGCAGGAGCAATTGCAAGCTTTGAGGTATTTACAAAAACTATTCTTTATTATTTCCATGAGCGTGGGTGGAATAAAGTTAAATGGGGTAGAAAGTAATGCCAGTATACGAATATAAATGCTCATATGATGATGCACATGCCACGATGTCAATACATAGATCAATTAAAGATGACGACCCAGGATATACATGCGTAGAGTGTGAATCAGAAATGATTAGATTCTTTACACCATTTGGCATACAATTCAAGGGCAATGGCTTTTACAAAACAGATAATCCTAAATAACTAAAGTGGTATAATTAACTAAGCAGACATCTTGTTTGCATAGGAGCTATACTTGAAAAGGGAAAAGTTATTTAGAATAACAGCGTCCATAATGCTTGCATTTGGATGGCTTTTTATGTCCCCCGCCTACAGCGATGACCCTTTAACAGTAGCCGCAAAAAAAATTGAAAATTTAAATTCGGCAGTAGATAAGCTAGATTATAAAGATGGTCTAATAAATTTAATTGACATAGCAGAAAACAAGTTTATGTATGCTAAAAATCTGCGAGATGTTAGAGATGCTGCTTACGAAGACTATGATGATGCAGTAGAGGCAGAAGAATTAGCCTTAGAAGAAGTAGAAATTGCTCAGTCAAATGTAGATGGGCAAACAGTCACAGTAGCAACTGCACTAACTAACAAGAACAATGCCTATGATGCTCTTGGTGTAGCAAATATTAATTTATCAACTGCTCAGCAAGCATTAAATAATGCTGGTGGTGCTGGTTTATCATACAATGTTTATAGTTTAATCAGGGTTGATGGCCTTGCAGCCACAGATCAATTCTTATGTAGTGGAACACTAAATGGAAACTACATGACTCGTCCAGTTTGTGGTAATAGATATGAAAACTTTATAGTTAAATTTACTGGAAAAATAACAGTACCGTCATGGTTTACATCAACAAAATTTGCAGGATATACAGATGATGGATTTAGAATGTATATTGATGGAGAGTTGGTTATTAATAACTGGATAGAGCAAGGAACAACTTGGAGCCCATACTCTCCAATATATGATGTAACAATAGACAAGGTTTTTGAT